TATGCTATGTCAGCACTTATAGGTGGTATGTTTACAATTATAGTTATATTATTTCAAAAACTTTAACTCTAAAGGTCTTTATGGCTAGAAGAAAGAAAGCAATTACTGGTCTAATAAGCGAAATGAAAGTACAGATTGAACTAGCAAAAGACCCTAATATCCTAGTATTTACACCTCTTGGCGGACTTGGTCCTGTAGATATTGTTACTTTAAATATGACTACAGGTGAGTATACTGGTTATGATGTTAAGTCTAAAAATTATAGGAAGTCAGACTATACAGCCAAGGATGGTTATAAAAGAAAAAGAGTTGGATCACTTATATCCAGAGGTAGAACAAAAGAACAAATCAAACTAAAGGTAAAAATAATATATGCCAAATGATAATTCGTTAGATATTATTAATGAGTATAAAGACCAAGTAAGAATACTAAAAAGTCAGATAGCAGAGCTAGAAGATTCTAATAAGTCTAAAGATTCAGCTAACAAAAGGTGTTTGCAAAAACTAGAGTTTTGTAATAAAGATTTAGAAGATGCACTATCAAAGATTAAGGATTTAGAGGAGAAAGAATAATGCCATTTGAAATGATAACAATGTTAGGCTCTACTGTATTAGGTGGAGTAATGAGTATTTGGTCGCAAAGTATTAAAGCAAAACAAGCAGAACAAAAGATGTTACTGCAAAGAGCAGATGTACAACAAAAAGGTTTTAAAGAAGCTAGAGAATATAACAACGAAGGCTTCCAATGGACCAGAAGAATTATAGCTTTAACTGCAGTATTTGCAATAGTATTGCTACCAAAACTAATGCCAATATTTCAACCAGATGTAAGTGTAATTGTAGGTTATTTAGAATTTAAACCTGCGTTCTTTTTTCTACCAGAAAAAGAAATAATGAAATGGATAACACTATCTTCTAATAGTTTGGTTATCACACCATTAGATACTAACCTAGTGTCAGCTATTATTGGTTTATACTTTGGTGGTTCATTAGTTAAAAAATAATGAGCAAAGGTATAATGACAGCATCTGTTAGTCAGTATAAGAAAAAGACAAATTTATTATCACAACAAACAGGAAAAAATGGCAAGAGTAAAGTTCAACATAGCAGATCAACCACACGAAAGAATACCAAAAAAAACAAGTATAGGTAGACGACCTAAAAAATCTTCTATGAATAAGTCAAGAAAGAGACAAACTGGTCTAAAAAAATATCGTGGACAGGGTAAGTAATATCTTATATTAAAACCACACAGGAGATAAATATGATTGATAAAATTAAAGACAAAGCTATGCACTACTGGAATGATCATAGAGAAATGGTTATTGTTGTAGCAGTTGTATTAGTTATTACTATCATCACATAATGTAATTTATAAGGATAACCTATGGAGATAGACAGGATGAACTATTACTTTACAGGTGTTCTTATAATAATGATGACTTTGTTGGCTCTTTGTGGAGGACCGGCAACATGATTGATAGATTTATCTATAACTTTTTTGGAAAATTAGATAACGCAATATCTTTTATAGAAACTTATTCTATAAAATTTACCGAGTGGTGTTGGCACTCAAGAGTTAAAATTTTAAAAAGAAAAAGAAAATGAAAGTAAGCGAGAAAACAAATGTAACTATGCCAATTAAAAATATGATTGGTATTGTAGCAATAATTATTTCTGGAGTAATTGGCTACACAGAAGTTACTGCTAGACTTACATCCCTTGAAACATCAAGAGAATTATTCCAAGCTGATCTACTTAAAAAATCCGAGCAGTTACCAACAGACCAAGAACAGTTTATGTTGCTTGAAGATTTATATAAGACAGTAGAAAAGATTGAAAAGAGAATAGAAGATATGATGCACAATAAAGTTAATATACAGTTCTTAACAAAACAAATGGAAAAGGCATTAAAAGATATTGAAAATTTAAAAGACAAAGTAAGAGCAAATGGCAATGGAACGAATCACTAGAAAAGTTGTAGAATACTTAAATGATATGCAAAAGAAAACTAAACAAATGAGGATGGTAAAAGATTTAAAAAAAGAAGTTGAAACTGGAAAGCATGGTACACAAAAGTATGTCATTAAACAAGGAGTAAACAAAGGTAAGACAGTATGATTGAAACTGTAATAGCACTACTAATGATTGTTAATGGAGAAATTAAAGAACATAGAATACAAAAATCTATGTCTTATTGTTTAAAAGGTAAAAGAATTGCTATGCGTAGCAATACAGGAAACAATGTAGAGTACCAATGTATTAAAAGTAAAGCAGAAACAGAAATTTATATAGGTGCAAAATCTATTAAAAAACTTATATTAGAATAATGGCTATTAGAAAAACAACAAAAGGTAAGAACGCAAACTACAGACCTACAAAATCTGGAGCTGGTATGACAGCCAAAGGTGTCAAAGCATATAGAAGAGCCAATCCCGGATCAAAATTAAAAACAGCAGTAACAGGTAAGGTCAAGGCAGGATCAAAAGCTGCTAAACGTAGAAAGAGTTATTGTGCCAGATCAGCAGGACAACTTAAAAGATCATCCGCTAAAACAAGAAACGATCCTAACTCAAGAATAAGACAAGCAAGAAGAAGGTGGAAATGCCGATAAAAAAAACATGGAAGAAACCAGAAAGGTCTTTTATGTGTGGGTACTGCGAGGAGTGTGGAAAACAATTAATTAGTGATGCTGGTGGCTGGATTATAACTGCTACAAAAAAATACTTTTGCCATGATGGAAAAGATGGTAGTTGTTTCGACAACTATTGTATGTTAAAATTAAAAAAACAACAGGAGAATAACTATGTATGGTAAATCAAAAGGAAAAAGTAAATTAACATCTAAACAAAAAACTTTGCCACCGGCTTTGAAGAAAAAAATTATGAACTCTAAATCTAAAAAGAAAAAGTAATGCCGGGTTATCACAAAACTAAATCTGGTAAGATGGCTAAAAAAGGTTTGTACTATAACATCAACCAGAAAAAAAAATCTGGTACTTCAAAAAGTAAAGCTAAAAGTACAATTACTAAAAAGGCATATAAGAATATGCTATCTGGGTTTAAGAAATAAGTTTCTCAAACTCTTGCCACAACGATTGTTCTGGAGACCAGAATCTTTTTTGGTCTCTTTTCATTTCTATTGAATGTAAAACTGTGGTATGATCTTGTCCAAAATATCTACCAATATCTGTAAGGTTCATACGATACTTTTCAAATAACATATTGTGTATTACATTTCTTGCTCTAACAATATCTGTGGTTCTACTTTTTTTCATTAGAGTTTCTTTGTGTACTTCAAAATGTATGCAAACTTTATTAATCACACTTTGTACATCTGATGGTTTTGGTTTTGTAACAGTGTAGCCTACAATTTTTTTTACATTGCTATCTTTGATTGGTTGTTTTTGTAAAAGATTGGCAGCATATAAAAATCCTTCCGAGAACCCTACCTCATATAATCTTTCTTCTTGGTTCGTAAGAAGGTAAAATGCTTTCTTAACTTTGTATATAAAATTGTTTTCGTTTATTTGTTTTATGTGTTGATTATAATGTTTGCTTACATTTATGGTCATAAATCCCCCTCGTGTTCCTTCAGTTTTTTTTATATAAAGTTAATAACTACTTTGCCATTAACTGTTCTCTGCACTCGTTAACTTTTATGTGTAAGCTATAACTTTCTGCTTTCAACTTGTTAACCTTTTGAACTGTTTGGATATATTGTTCAGATTTTTTTCTCTGTTTGTCCATCAGTTTTTGCAGTTGCATTTTGGTTTTTTCCATCTTGCTCCTTTTTTACTGTTGTAAAATCAATCCTCAAATTATCAATTTTACATTCTACAAGTTCTCCATTATTGGAGTTGTTTGCAGCTTTCTCTACATCATCAAAAAGTTCTATCATTGTAAAATGACAATCCCCATTAATAATTCTCTTATACTTACCCATTTTTATCCTTTTTGGCAACCTCTTTTTTGTGTATCTCTCTGGTCATCTTATTGTACACACTCAAGTCTAAATAGTTATCTGCTTTAAAATTTTTTGTTGATCTGTATAGTTTTAATCCCATCATTAATTGACCTACTTGGTGCGGTTTTATTCGTTTTTTTAAACTGTCAAACAATATTATTGTAAACATTTCTGCTAATAAAACAAA